GGATCGGTGGGGGTTGGGCAGAGGATGATCTCTGAATATCGACAGAAGCTCCAGATCAAGGGGATGTTTGGGACGTATGTCAGCCCCAAGCTGGTTCAGCAGCTAGTGGATGACCCCAGCCTGATGAAGCTCGGCGGGGATACCAAGACCCTGAGTTTCCTGTTCTGCGATATCGTGGGCTTCACCCCCATATCAGAGCATTTCAAGAACAACAACGATCCCCAGGGGTTAGTGGCCCTCATCAACAGGCTGCTCTCAGCCCTGACCGATGTAGTGCTATCTCTCGATGGCACGATAGACAAGTACATGGGCGATTGCGTGATGGCCTTTTGGGGCGCTCCCGTGGATTGCGATGACCATGAGGAACGGGCCGTGACCTGTGCTGGCTTGATGCTGGTCGCGCTTGAGAAGTTGAACAAGGAGATCGAGGCAGAGGGCTTGCCCAAGCTAGGAATTGGGATCGGGGTCAATACTGGCCCCTGTGTGATCGGGAATGTCGGGGGAGACAAGCGGTTTGACTATTCAGCTATCGGGGATTCGGTGAATGTCGCAGCCAGGTTGGAATCAAGCACCAGGAAGTACGAGCAGGATGTGCTGATCGGTGAGATCACCGCCAAGGCAGTGGATCCCTACTTGGTTCAACCGTTGGATTCTATTGAAGTTAAGGGCAAAAGCGAGAGGCTTAACGTCTACACGCTATCTGCTGATGCTATCCGTGCTGCCCATCTAGCTGATTATTGGGCAGTGAAAGAAAACAGATAAAGGGTTGACTTCCAGAATTCATTCACTAGGGAGACAAATAGAGAAATCAAGCAGTTTTGCAAAATGTCTCCCTTGGTACGTCTTGCGCCCAAACTTCATTTAATACCGGCGTTGCGCTTTTCAAGCTCCCAGCCATTCAACGCAATAAGGGTATGCGTCCAATACCGCCTCATATCGGACGGTAGATTCTTCTTTTTAAGAACGGCTCGTACAGCGGAAACACGGCGCTTGCGTAGTGTTTCTGGTTTCATTTTATCCTTCTCAAAACACTCTAGGAGATGGTTTTTCTTCAGGGCAATACTGCTCACTGATATTTCTTATTTCAAACTCTACGTCCCACATGGATGACCATGATTCTATGAATTTTATTTCAATCTTTTCCATCTCAAAGACTGGCGCGAGCCGCGCAGTAACCTCTTTAGCCAATTCATTTGGGCATTCTTCATAGTTCCATACCTTTGCATACCAGTTTATTAGACCGTACTCTAGTGTCATTCCAATTTTGGAGTAGACGGACATTAGTTCTTTCAGCGTGCAAGGTATCAAAAACCCCTTCCCCTTCGCCTTCCGCTGAGAAGTTTTTGCGGCGAACATTTCTGGGTTAAATTTGCCCTCTTCATCAAAGAATTTATCTACTACTTCGGTATGTTCTGAGGTGAATACCCATTCGTGTAATTCTTTAGATTTTTCAGCACCAAATTCCTCTGATTTCATTTCACACCCCACACATCCCCTCGCACTCATCGTTAAACATCGTCAGTTGGCCCCTATCTTCTGGCGTAGCAAAATCAGCATCAGTTAGAGGAACGAGACTCCTGTGGAGATAGAGTTTTTCTTTCGTCCCTCGCACCCCATCCCGTATCATCTCGTCGATTTTAACGGCACTTTGGAAATCTTCTGGATGATTGTTTTTAAGATCACTCCATTCTTTGTCAGAGTGGTAGGGACAAAATGTGCAAGCTGACCGTCCCGGTTCTGGATAGCCATTTTTTTGCATCCATGCGAGACAATCCAAACGCCTCATTCTGTTATCAACTAGAGGCCATTCATGCTTAATCCAGTGTTCTCTTGAAGGCTTCATGCGGATACTCTCATCCAGCGAAATGCCTATGTATGAAACAGCCAGTATTTTTTTCGGCGCTTTCTGACGATATTTTAGGCCAACTAATTCCCTGATTTTTTTAGTCAAGGGCAAGAGCTTGAACTCCCTCGTACACTGGCGGCGCAACAGCCCCCCCCACTGATGCTTTCTGTGAAAAATGGAACGCTGACAAATTTTCCATCTTCCAGGTTTTCAGTGATGCTTTCCTGTAAGCCTTCTTTGTGCATCACTCGATGGACAGGAAAAGGTAACCGGGTTTCCAGCCAATCCAGCCAATCATAAACATACTGTGGTTCTGCCCCTGTGTCGGCAAATATAGCCCCGTCAGGCATCGGAGTTAATTCGCCTTTGGCGAACATCAACGCCATCGTGCTGCTCTGCACTCCAGCACCCAGACTGATAATATGGACTGCTGGTTTGGATTGGGTCATTGTTCTACCTCAGTGACGAACTCAGGAGCCAGCGGATATTCTGTTCTGTCGATCTCAGGCCCAGCCCACATCCAGTGGACTCTGCCACAACTTTTGCAGGACTGGAATTCGGCCACGACCTGAAGGCGCTTCTGTATCTTGTGATTTTTCATCTCTCCGCCGCAAGAACACTGCATTGTTTTTTTCCTTAAAATACTACCTCAGTGAAGTACTTTTCATTCTTCCCCACAGCGACATGGCATAGTAGATAAACATTGTATCGTTCTCAGAAACATCACCACACAGAATAGACTCACCCACGGATCTCAGTCTGGGGTAGCTCCTTATAGATTCCAGACTTTTGCAGGTGAGGATTGCGTGTTTGATTATTTCGAGGTCTAGGTCTTTCTGACAGCCATCAATACAATCCCGGATATATTTATTGATGAACCCTCTTTCGATGAAGCCGGGAATCTTTCTCAGTTCCCCAAAATCCTTCTTGCCGTCAAAAAGCGTTTCCCAAACCTCATGCCCTTTTTCACCGCAGATATCCAGCTCTATGGCAGGTTCTTTCTCACCTGAGAAATCATCCACCCTGGCGCTGATGCACTCCTTCAGGAAATGCGGGAAGTAGTAGACTGGTAAAGAAAACGGAGTCTCGCTCCCGGTTGCGGAATCGCTACCACTGATTTTCAGACTCAATTCGGGCCAGAGAGGTCTTCGTCTTTCTCCGTTATCATCGCCTCGGAAATAAATTCCGTGCCCATCATAGGGGACGTGACCATAGTTCAAAACAAAATCACCTTCTCCGCGGTCGATGCAGTGGAGAAACCAACTCAAAAGCTGTTCATAGGCTTCATCATTGCGGGGAACCGCCAGGCGTTTCTTTTTCGACTTGAGCAGACCGAGGCTGTAAAGGTGTTCCCTGACCTCTGGCTTGTGTGCGGAAATGAATTTTTTTATGTACCTGAGTTGTGCCTGGACATAGGTTTCAGGCAAAGGCTTTCCGGTCATCGTTTCCATCGTTTCCAGATGAACATCATTTTCTGCTTCCATCTGTAGCGCCATTGTTTCTTCCAAACTCAATGTCTCTATGCGCTGCCACAGAGAGATTCCTGATTGTTTAGCTTCTTCCTCTAAAGTTTTTATTTTTTCCTGTGCGAGTTTTCCTGCATATTCTTTGACGGATATGCCCAGCTTGACCGCCAGAGATTCCTGTACGTCAGTTATGTAAAAAGTAATCTTGTATGGAGTCAGGTGCTTGACGCGCCACGACGGTGAGTCTGATTCAGAGTAACAGTGCCAAATTAGCATCATTTTTTCGCCTCTTTCATAAGAACTTCTTTGATAGCAGCGATATAAAGTTTTAGGAGCCTATCGTCTTGTGGATCAGTGATACGTCGGTTAGACATATCGCGCTTCAGTTTTTTCAGGGACTTTTTGAGAACGCTGGGGTCAAGATCGTTTGCCAGCAATCGTCTCGCCTCAGCGCAACGCTCTCTGGCCTGCTCCAGAGAGGTAGTAGGGTATCTTCCGTGGGTAAGAGTTTTCTCTTTCCCACCGTAACGATATTTCTGTCTCCAGACTTTCGATCCCGAAGGGTAGACAGCAAGATACAAGCCTCCGCTATCAAATATCTTTTTGAGTTTTTCTGCTGGCTTTGCGGTGCTGACAATGTACTCAGTAAGTCTCACTTTCCTTTCTCCAAATCAATAAGCAAATCTATGTAGTGACTTGCCTTCTGCAAATCCTCGATGCCGCCCTTGCTTTTGTATCGGCACAGATATTTGATGACATTCCCTACCCCATATCCAAGGCCGTTACGTTCAATGAACTCGAGCGGCTGAATTTCTAAGTCTTTGTAGTGGTCACCGCCGACCTGCCTGTCACTGGCGCTCATGCTCTCCTCCATACTCGAACTCCCTTCGATCCATCCTCAACAACTGATCTCGCGGTGAGCATGAATCCCAAGGTGTTTTTCAGGTATGACATCCGGTTGGACAGCACCTTGTAAGCGTTACTGCCAGCGATCACCCCACGGAAAAACACACTGTCTCCAGGCTTCAGCTTCCTAAGCACAGCAAAGGGATGTCCCTCATCGAATCGAGCAACAGGTAGCGGTACGCCTTTATCAATTTTCGGAAGAGAGTTAGTCATGGAAGTTCTTGCAGTCGTAACAAAGGACAGGCTCATCGGTTTGTGGCTCTTTGTAGGCTTCGGGATAGAAATGCTTACCGCATTCCTCGCATGACCAGTGGTCTGGAGGATCAAGTGGTAGTTCAGGAATTACAGAATAATGACTCACAAATAGTCTCTCGGGACCAGAGGTGCCATTTGAGATGGGTAGTCTTCCTGGCTTGTCTGTCGTCTTGTTCTGAAGAATCCATCGTGCTGTGGGTACATTCTCATAAATCTCCTAGCATAGAAGGGCGAGTAGTGATCGTTCAGCTTAAACTCGCATCCCTCCATGTAGTTTGGCTGATCGGTTTCCCATCGAATTCGATGAAAGATTCCCCTGGCTGAATAATTCTTAAATCCCTGGTTTATCTTTTCTATCGTGAACTGGACAAACAAGCCCCAGACTTCCGGGTGTCTAGCATGGAAGGCTGAGACTTGCTGTCGCATCTCATCAAGCCGAGTTGATGTCGAATCAAAACGGGAAATCATCATCGTCTGGTTTTTCAACTTTCGGCGCAGGGGCAGCAGGGGCAGCAGGAGTCTCTTCACTGCCATCGAATAGATGGTTGTACTCTTTTGGGTAATACACATCCCCGTTGATGCCGAAATATTTATCACCGCTTTCCTTGGCGGTGTTGAGCCAAGCTGCCAGATTGATTCTCGGACCCAGATCTGGACTCTGCCCAGACTTTTCCCAAGCATTGTTCCGCATCAGAACAACGAGCGTTTTCAGCATTTCTTCAGTGACGACGAGGTGCCCCCTGTAGGGCGGTTGCTTGTTTTCAGGGGTGGCAGTATCGTTTTTCCAAAGGCCGCCCTGTTTGGTTTTCGGGTACTTATCAGCCATTCTCTTTCTCCTTCTGCTCTCGCAGTAATTGATAAAGTTCCTCTATTTCAAGAGAACGAATTTTGTCCAGACGTTTATTCAACGCCTGAACCTCTTCTTTGAATCCGGCATTGTAAAGTTCGACCAAGGTCTTTTTGTTGCCGTTGCTACTGGTGAACTGGTCGATCCACCCTGCGACTGTTTCCGGGGCACCTTCTTTTTGCTCTGTTCCTTCAGGCGGCAGTGCAAAATGGAAAATGGTTCGGAATACAAAATCCATCACGTTGGTTATGTTATCTGGAGTAGCACCAGCTACTAGCTCTTTCTGTTTTGACATGCGCGCCTCCAGAGGCAAAGGTGGTTTGGGTTTTGCTTTAGCAGGAGGTGGCTTCTCAGCCTGTGCCTTGACGGTCTGTGCATTTGAGCCAGCATTCACGGTGTCTTCACCCGCAAAAATATAGTGCCCAAGCCCGAAAAGCGCCAACGCTTTGGTCAGGCAGCGCATCTTGTTATCAGAGATGTCCCTGCTGTTGGCCGATTTGATTGCGGCGTTCTTGTAATCCATTACGGGCAACCACATAGACCGCTGGCATTCGCCAATAGTGACGGTGCAGTGGACCGTCATGCTGCCATCGGCATGGGCTTCGTTATCACTAAACTCGAAAGTCGCCATGGGGTAGTGTTCCATCAGGATTCCCCATGCCCAAGCCCATGACAGGTAAGTCAGGCCACCTTTTTTATCGGTGTGTTCATTGCAGTCCACACTGCTGAGTGTGTTCCAGATGTTTTGATAGGTCATTTCCTCGCTGCTCATTTTGTCTCCTTCAAGACGAGTTATATTTGTACTTCACTTGGTTGATGATGATATCTGCAAGCTCCTTGACTGCCAGCTTTTCAAATAGAGCAAACGGAATTTCAGTGACGATTCTTTGTCCCATCATGACTACGACATGCTCATTTATTAGGCGCATCCCCACGTTGGCCTCTTTGAACCTCGGATCAGCCCAGAGACCCAGCATTTTCTTTTCAATTTCATCAACACCACCGCGAAATTCGACAGTGATCGATTGATCGAGATCAAAAATCGTCATTGTTCTGCTCCAGGTATGCTTTGTACTGATTGCAAAACGGTGCGACTTCACACCAATCCTTGCACCGCACCCGTTTGCCAGGGCGATGTTCGATAACGTGTTTACTGTCCATGCCATTGGTCGGGTCAGAAGCCCATTCGATAGCCTCTTCCATTGAGTCCAGCAATCTGCTGGCGCGTTTGTGACTCGCAGACTTCATCACTGCGAACTTCTCCGGGCGCTCCCACATCTCCTCTGCGGTGCATAGGGGAAGCTCCTCGCCTATGAAGGCGGAGTAGGACGCTTGTTGGTGAAGAGCAATGCGCCCATCAACAAAAGACTCGATATCTTCCCACTCCCATAGCGGTATGGGCATCTGCACGATGGGTGCTTCAGGGTAGTTGGGCCTCCCAACGTCAGAAGACCTCCAATCGCGCAGCATCGCTAGAACGAAAAGCTCTGACACCTCAATGTCCTTGGCCTTTTTCAGCAAATATGCGTAGCTGTTGAGTTGTTGTACCCAAGCTGGTTTCTGGGGGAACATGGCGTTGTAGACTGATGTGACTTTGTAATCGGCAACCTGCCAGGTGCCATCGTCTTTGAGAATTCTAATGTCGGGAGCACCAGAGGTTCTTGGGCCGCTTGGGTGGTCCCAGAAGATGCGCTCCTCCTTAACAACCCCATCATCATCACCTGTAGATTTCTCCATTACATGATGGAAGCCGGTACCAAGGGCGCTGAAGGCGAGTTTGCTTACAGATTCTTCGATCTCGTCCTTATGAGCCTTCTTTAGCTGTACGATTCGAGGGCTATCGATCCATGCGGTAGGCGTGATATCAGCGCCACCAGAGTCGTAGGAATCATGCGCGAGAGCCTGATAGATAGGCTCCAGCAGCCCCAGATCGTTTCTAATTGGCACGCGATACCCGCCAGATGCGAAGATATTGACCCTTAGAATCCGAATCTTTCGCTATTTTGAATTTGATATGAGGGTGTTTCCGTGAGAATCTCTGACACCTTATGCGACACGAATTGTACTTCCGCTCCAATTCACGACCATTTTTCGCGTCCACTCGGACTGACTCGTTTACCTTCATTTCGCTAAGGGGCAGAGGCCCAACCTCCACACGATCACTTAGCCTAGAAGGCATAGGTATGCCGCGCTCGATCTTCATATCCTCTCCATTTAGTAGCTTTGTTTACTATTTCAATTTTCGACTATACAGGTTATCTAGTTGCATAGCAAAGAACAGCGAGTAGTGTCTATTACCGTCCAAGGACAGCCCTATAGCAAGGCGAATAGCCGCAAGCTAGTTACTATTGGGGGCAAACCAAGGTTTATCAAGAGCGCCCCAGCAAGACGCTATGTCACTGATTTTCAAGCACAATGCCCTATATTGGACCCTTTGCTAGAGGGTGATTTAGCTATGTGGGTCACTGTTTTCTACGGCTCTAGGAGACCCGACCTGGATATCAGCCTCCTGCTCGACTCGGCTCAGAATTATTTATTCAAGAACGATAGACAAGTTAAGGAACAACATTTATTCTGGAGATTGGACCGGGAGAATCCCCGATCCGAGATCATAATTAAGGAGATCGAAATAAAGAACCCCCACCAGTCTCCGAAAGACTGGCAGGGGTTCTGTCAGCGAGGAACTGACCAGCGAGGTTAGGTGACCAAACCGGACCTCAACGCGATTATATTGAAAATTCGAGAAAAAGACACCAGCGAGGAGACCGAGAAATGATTGACGACCTAGAACTTGCAGTGATGAACTGCTTTCAAGACACCCGCATTCTCTGTCCCGCCTGTTCAGGATCTCGTAAAAAATCAAAAGAGAAGACCCTTTCCGTCAAGATTGATGGCCCTGACAAAATATATCATTGCTTCCATTGTGAAGCGGCTGGAAAAGTATCTACAAAGCCGCCAACCGCAAGCCTTAGAGATGAGCTTGAAGAATTCCTGAAAGCCCCAGGCCAACCCAATGTCATTGAAATGCCTTCGGCAACTCACGACAGGGAGCTTCGGGAGTTCATGGGGTCTCGCAAGATTTCTGAGGCTACCTATCGGAAGTACGGCGTGGTCACCGATATCCGATGGTTTGGCAAGAAACAGGGCGAGGCATTGGCTATGGGCTTCGTCTACGGCTCCTCAGAGGAGCCTAGCGCCGTGAAATGGCGCTCCCTGAAGGGTAAGGCATTCACCCAGAGCGGGGCAGCACAGACGTTCTACGGGCTTGAGAATCTGCCAGAGGACATGACGGATGTGCCTTTGGTGATATGTGAAGGGGAAATCGATTGTCTTTCAGTGGCGCAAGCCTTTGCTGACTCTGATACCAAGATGGCGGTTGTGAGTGTACCCAATGGAGCACCAGCGAAACACATTAGAAATGACGACGGCACCAAGTTCAATTACCTCTGGGAAGCTAGAGAGTTGCTGGAGTCATGTAGCAAGATTATTTTAGCTACCGACCATGACGGTCCCGGCGATATTTTGAAGCAGGAAATTGGGCGGCGTGTTGGCTTGGGAAAATGCTGGGAGGTGAAGTTCACCACGGAACTGAAGGATGCCAACGCTGTGCTATGTGCCGAGGGGCCAGGGCGTCTAAAAGAGATTATTGAGGCCGCTACCCCCATGCCGCTGGCTGGAGTCTACCGAGCTTCTGATTATAGCGATGAGGTTCAGGAGTTGTATGAGGCTGGGGGAACCGGGAAGGGTCTGAGCACTGGTTTTGATTCTCTCGATGATCTAATCACCATTGCCCCAGGCTTGTATGTGGTTACTGGAATGCCTGGGCATGGCAAGTCAACCTGGATATCCGCACTCGCAGTCAACACGGCAAAGCTCCACGGGATGCGCTGGGCCATTTGTTCGATGGAAACCCCCGTGAAAATTTTTGTGTTGAAGCTCGCTTCCCTCTATAACGGCAAGCCTTTTTTTGAGGGGCCGACTGAGCGCATGAGCAAGGATGAATTGCGAACCGCAATGCAATGGATCGATGAACATTTTGTGTTTCTTGAGAATCTAGATGGTGAGGTTGCCACTCTGCAAAGCATCATTGATCGGACCAAGAGCGCGATACTCAGAAAATCGGTCAGTGGTCTGGTGATTGATCCATATAACTGTTTGGAATCCAAACATGAGTCAGAGCATCTTGGCATCAGCGAGATGCTCTCACGCATCACCAGCTTCAGTGCTGCTCATCAGTTAAGCACCTTCCTGGTAGCTCACCCAACGAAGCAACCTTACGATGCGAAGTCTAAGCCACTGGACGGGAATGCGATTTCGGGATCTCACAGTTTTAATAGTAAAGCTGACGTGGGGATCTCTCTGTTCTTGGAAGGCAACGATAACCAACCGATAGTGAATATCTGGAAAAGTCGTTTCCACTGGATCGCAAAGCGAGGCCAACAGAAGCTCCAGTATCACGTTGCCACAGGCAGGTTCAGCGACCTCGAAGAAGAGGATTTCGACTGGTCGTTAGGTGATGATATGTCTGAAAAGCCAAATGCTTTCAAACCTTGAGAATAGAGTCTCAAAGTCAAAACAGTTTGAAATCTTGAGAATAGAGTCTCAAAACCTAGAGAGTTGTAAAGCCCTCAAAGACCAGCCTTTCTAGCAGCATCAACTGCTCGCTGACCTAGCTTCAGGTTTTCTTTTTTGAGGTCATCCCGAAGTCGAATAAGCTGTTTTCGGAGCTTGAGAACTTGCGGGTCCAGCACGTTGAGAATAGCTATTGCCTGTCCAAGCCGTTCAGTGAGTTCTCTGAGGCTAGAACGTTCCTCCTCTGATCGTTGTCGCTCCTCAAGATGCTGGTGGGCTTCCCACGCATAAGAATTATTTTCTTCGGTAATCATCCGATCATCTGGGTCTTTCATTTGATGTCCTTGTAAAGTGAATATGGAACCCCGTCCGGTCGGACGGGGCCAACGGTGATACCGTTCTGTCTTCGCTATGTGCTGCCCTCATCTCCTTCATGAGTCCGAGCCAGCGAAAATAACGACCTCATGCTTTTTCATCCAGTTGTCCAGTGTCTGGTAGCTCGGTAAACCAAGCATTTTTGCAGCCTGAGACTTGTTTCCTCTAGCTCTATCCAAGGCTTGCACGATGTAATGCCTTGCTACCGTGGACATGATTTTTTGTAGGTCAATCCTGTCTTCATTGTGAATCACGATCTGAAGAGCCTTTAGCCGGACCACTTCTTCTGTGATGACCGCGAAAGAAAAAGCGTGTGCTTCTTCGTTCTGATTCTTATCTTTGCTCATTATTTATCTTTGCCCGTTTCAGTGACCTTTTCCCAACGCTCTCTCATGCCACTCGCGCAGTTTTTCCAATATCAGAAAATTCTCTGTGTAGCGCGGGTTTCTTGCCGCTAGCCCAATGATGTCATCACAGAGCTTGTCATCACCGATTAGGTTAGAGATTGCGTCCATTGCGTTCTGACCATCCTTCCCGCAAGGGAGGGGCTTGCTCAGGATTTCATCCACCTGATCTCGATCAGATTGCGTTTCTGGCATTACCCAACATCCCATTATTTTCCCCTTTCTCCCCCCAACTTCTTCAACAGAGACTTAACAATCATCGGTGAACTCTCCAAGCTGAAGCCCATACCTCGCGGCAATGCCTTCCAGGGCGAAATTTTCCTGGTGGCTCCTGTAGCGGTCAGTGTTCATGAGCAGAGATTGCGTGCCGTCACGAATTTCAACCATCACATCACTCTTACCGTCTGAACAGCACCAAGTCAGATGGTGGAAGTCCTCGCTTTGAACCGTCTGTCGGCATCCAATCGTCTGAGACACTGCGTGTGTAACATCAGCTATCAGAGAAGGATTCCAGAGCCAGTTTTCAGCCAGCTTTTTATTCGCTTGTAACGAAGCGTCCAGTTCAACAGTGTTTTTTTTGGTCATCTCAGTTCCCCTTTTTACAATCTAGTTGTTTGAAATTAGGCCAGCCATGCTGACCCTCGCTGGACTCATAAATAGCCAGCATAGAGCAGTAATGTTTTTGTGCCGCTATTTCGTCAGAATACGATCCGTTAGAAACCCACAGGTAACCGCAAGCAACGAGCGCGAATGGAATGTATTTCATACCTCACCCCCTTCGTTCGCTTTTTTCGCAGCAGCGGATATCTTTTTTGACAAGTTGCCAACCAACCTGAAGGCATTGCTCAAAAAGTACGCGCTCACACCAGACAGAGAATTATCTGGTTCGTTGTGAAGATCGTCCTCAATGTCGCGCACCATAAATTGCACCAGGGTGGTGAGTTGTTCGATCTCCTCGTCGGTGAGAATCAGAGTGATGGTTTTCATTAGTGTTGCTCTCTTTTAGACTTAGCGAATGAAATGGCCTCTTCCCGGCATCGATAACCGACTGCCGGGGTGAAATGTTTTTCGTGAGATAAGCCAGGGTTCTCGGCTGAGGGCCAGCGCACAGTCCAGCCACCCTGAGAGTTGCGGTTGATGGTCACGCTGCCAGCCCCTTCTCGCCTGAACCATTCCATCGAATCCCAAATGCGGCTCACCTCTGATTCGCAGAGATTCTCCGCTTCTTCAGTATTGGATTGGGGCTGGCCCTCTTCACAGAGGATGATTTCAACTCTCGGCAACGATTTCTGCACTGCTGCCGCAAACGCCTCGGCCTGAAATTCGGAGGTTTCGCCCAGAGAATCTTGGTTAATGTGATATCTCATGCCGCTTCCTCCTGACGCTCCGCGTACTGCCAATCGTTGCCATGACTCCCAGCTTCCAGGCAATCGCGTTCCACCAGAATCCACTCGGTTCTTGCATGCCATTTGTGGTGGAACACCCCTAGCTCTCGCAACCGCCACGATGTTTTACTTACAGCGGTGAATCTAGGGTCTCGGTAGCCTTCTGAATAGTTGATGTCATCGAGAGCAACAGCGAGAGACCACTCAAGATCGGCTCTCAAGAACTTAGCGACAGCCTTTAGGTGCCTTTTCTGAACGGGTAAAACAGAATTCTTGTCAGCCATTGCACCCGCTGAACAGTCACCATCCACAGCTAACAGGCAGTAGTCGTATCTCATCCCACCACCCCCGACTCGATGATTCTACCGAGACCTTTTTTTAGCTCAATCGTGGCCTCGTTCTTGTCCTCGTTCTTGTCATCGTTTTTTTCAAGCCACTCGGCTACCTCTATTCGGGATTCTGGCGTGACGTTGCCATCCTCGTCGAAATTGACGAGATCAGCCGCGTACTGGAGGACAGCCTTTATCAGACTGTCTTGCTCCGCATCGATCAACTTCCAAATGAATACTTGCAGGGCATTTGTCATGCCGGGGAGATCGGCGATTGCGCCGAGGTCATCGTTGATAAAAAGGTCTTCATAAGACGCGGCTAGGCTGTCACCGCAAATATCAACCATGATGTGCGGTTCGATGAAGACATCCGGCCTACTGACCACGCCCTTCTCAACCGAAACCAACACGGCCTCCTCGAATAGAGAAGGCCATGCGGCGGCATCGAACTCGAAGATCACCGGGTTGCCGCTGTGACTATAGAAGCTGCCTATTTCCAAATACGCTTCTACGTTTCCAGCGTCGGTGACGCGGAGGGTGTAATTATCAGAATTGATGACATCGAAGAACCATCGCTCCAGGTTGATCTGAGCGCCCTCACCACTGGGGAGGGTGCCGTTGTTGTTGAGAAGGCCGAGCGAGCGCAGATGAGTGCTGACCTTGCTGTTGTGCAGTTCGATGAATTCTCGAACGATCTGACGTTGCTGTTTGGTCATTAGTCTAGTTCCTCGGTTCGCCTATCCAGAATGCGGACTGTACACCCTTTTTCTGGTCAACGCAACACTGACACTCAAGAACACATTCTCTCATATATATAGGGTGGAGAATGATAGTTTAAGTTCTTGAGAATCAGCAGCTTGAGAGCTTGAGAGCTAGAGAATCTGAGAGCTTGAGAGCTTGAGAGTCTGAGAGCTTGAGAGCTTGAGAGCTAGAGAATCTGAGGGCGGGCAAAGAAAAGCGGGGCCGAAGCCCCGCTGAGTCGGTCGAGCGGTCTGGGTTAGACGGTCCAGGGATGCGCGGCGAATTCCATCCAGCCGCCGAGCATCACGATCAGAACCCCGATGAGTAGCACCCAAAGCGGAAGCCAGGGCGAGCGGGAATTCCTCGAAGCCGCGACGATCACGGCCAGGACGGCCAAACAGACGGCCAGGTATAGGCATATCAAGATGGCGGTGGTGGTTAGCATTGCGGCACCTCCGCGTCGATAGCTTGCTTTGCGTCATTGCCGCAGCGCCGAAGGTCTGCGACGCTCATGCCGCACTTATCGGCGATTGTAGATGCAAGGTCGGCGAATTCCATAGCCTTATCGTGGCTGATCGCCGTGATTGCTTGCGCAAGCGCATAGGTTACAGCGCACTCGCCGCTCATTCGTTCTAGTTCCTGGTCGGTCATTGGTCAGTCCTCGTTTGGTTATCCAAGACCCCCGCCTCCGCCGGGGTTTCGGCGCGGGGACCACCCGCACCTCATCAGTTGGAACTTATCGAAACCAACGGTCAGCAATGCCGCGACCCATTGCTAGGCGCGCTTGGTTTACCAACCAATCGTTCGGGGTCATATCGTGCCCGTCGCCGTATTCTCTGGGGTTGTCTTCGTTCCAGAACATTCGCAGCGCCTCGGCTAATACCGCGCAAGCCGCCGCACGATACTCAACGCACCAATACTGCCCGGTGCAGTAGTCAACCTTATAGGTGCCATCCTCGACGTTCTTGATAAGCGTCAGCCTCCCAGAGAACGCATTCCGGGACGCTTCCAGCAGGTCGTCCTCGGTGATTGGCGAATCTATAGCCGCCGTTCCCACTACCCTGGAAGCCAGCGCCCGAAAGTCGTGCAGTTGCTTAGTGATGCGGCGTGATGCTTTGCGGTATGCCTTAACGTCACGATAATCCCAGAACTCTAATCCTGGGCCTTTATTTACAAACGCGGTCAGTGCTTCGATTATGTTAACCATTGGTCTAGGTCTCCTCTGCTGATTGATAGGTTCCTCTACCCAGAAACCCGACGCTAGGCCGGGTTCTGGGGGCGGATATGTGGCTAGGGTCTACCCGAATTTCCCCGCGCAGATCGGCCCGATGCCGTTCGCCACGCTTATCTCATCTTCGAGCGCCTTGCCGCACACGCCGCATGTGGATGTCAATCGCCCGTACTCCTTGCTCGCCTCGAAGGGGTCAGCCAGGATAGCTCGCAGCGGGTCAGCGATGCCCCCCTGGTAAGTCTCCTCTAGGCGTTGCATCCCGTACCGTTGGCGCTGTCCGTAGACTGCGGCATCCTCAACGAAGATGGTTCCGGCCCACTTCCCGCCCTGACGCCCTCGGCTAATGCGCACCTTCAGGCGGCTGTCGCCTTGAGGGACCGCATAGAGGCCATTCGGTAGGTTCGTGAGGTCAATGTCGGTGACCGTCCCCCGGTAGTCGTCGAAGCTGTGCGGCTTCGCGTCTCTCTGGGAGGCGCTGAGATCAGCGATCCGCTCCGCGTTGGCTTTCATATAGGCTTCGGTGTCCGCGTTGACTAAGGCCAGCTTAGAGGCGGTCGAGCGGTGCGCGTCACGGGAAGCGCGGAACTCACCGTCGGGGGTGACCTTGCCCTGATACTCGTCCTTGGCATTTTTCACATAAAGACAACCGGGGTTCGTGGAGTGCTTCGAGGCCGCATAGATGGTCAGCCCTTCGGCTTGGAGGTATACATTGGCCTCAGTCACAGCCGTGACGAGGTTCGCAAGGCTGGCGGTCGTGGGCATCTCGGCGGCGATTTCCTCCAGGCTCCGAATCGGATCTGAGCCAGCGTCGTGGACGCTGGGCAAGCTCCCCACATTGCGCGGCTCTTTCTGCGGTGTTTCAGCATCTAAGGCCGCATCAATGACCGCCTGTTTTTCTACCAGATGCTCGATCATGCGCCCGTCCAATGAACCGCTGACCACAATGTGCTGGACGAGAACCTTGGACTGCTGGCCTATACGACAGAGGCGATCCTCACATTGTCGCAAACGTCCTGGCACGAAATCTATCTCTGCGAACAGGCAATGCGAGGCCCGCGTCAGGGTGATTCCTTCGCCCGTTGTGGAGATCGATCCGACGAAGTATTGCACCTCGCCATTCTGGAATGCGTCGATGGCTTGCTGTCGCTTATCAATTGAGTCGGGGCCGCTGACACTAACAGCGGTTCGCCCTGCGTCGATAAGGGCTTGCGTAATGTTTTCGATCACATCTTGATGGTGGGCAAACACGACCACAGCTTCATCAGTTCCCAGAAGATGTTCCACGACATCATCCACCTTCGCCAGCCCGGTCTCATGGCGTACCTTGGACATTTCCTCGAACTCGGCTGAGTTCGAGTCCATATCCTTCAGGGCTTCTCCGAGGGAATCGTATTGTGCTTCGGCTTTCAGAACCTTCGAGTATTTCGATGGATCGAGGACGAGCACCTGGCGAATCTTCGGGGGAAGGTCGGGGAGGACAGCGGCCTTATCACGGCGGAGCATGATGGTGCTACGGAGGCGGTCTTGGAGTTCCGCCATGTTGGTAGCTCCGTCGAAGGTCGTGCCCCAGCGGTTTTTCTGGGGATCGCAATATCGGTATTTGAAGCCCCAGGCATCTCCGAAATTCTCAGGGTCGAGATACCCGGCGAGCGGTTGGATCTCTCGGGGTCTATTCGGAAGCGGCGTTCCTGTAAGAATGAGCCTTCGGTCAGCCTTGATAGCCAGGGCTACTTTGCTGCGTGCGCTGTCTGGGGTTTTCAGATAGTGGCCCTCGTCCATGATGACGCAGCCCCACCGGATTCGGTGGATGGCGTCTTGATGCTTTGAGAGAGCGTCGTAGTGGATGATGATGATGTCGGGATTCTTGGGGATGCTTTGCAGTTGGTTCGCCCGGTCAATTCCTGGGATCTGGCTGGTACCGTTGACCAGGTCAATCCGACGCGGAACGACGAGCCAGCGGGACAGCTCCCGAAACCAATTAATTTTGACTGTATTCGGGCAGATGATGAGAACCTTCGAGGGCCGCTCTACATTCAGAACACCAGCGCAGATTATGGATTTCCCGGTGCCCATTGGATCCCCAATCAAGCACGACTCGGTCGCGTGTTTAACCAAGAACTCGATTCCGGCGAGCTGGTAGGGGTAGTAGTCCCAACCCTCTGGGGAGGGTGCCGAAAACCCGGCAGAGGGCGTCACGTTGCGGGAGGCGGCTATGCGGTCGGCATTGGCAGAAAGCTCGGCGGAGTCGCGCCGGTCGTTCCAGTCGGTGACGACCCAGTTACCGCTCCCCTTCGGATACTCGCTCACGCCATACCCGGCCCCTTTGACTGAGGATTTCGAGGCTCGCCACAGCTTCCAGAACGCCTCCGTTGCTGGAGCGGATCGAATTACGCGGCCATCTCTGAGGGTTTTCGTTGCCCAGGTCAGGCCAAGGTCAATTAAGGTGGTCGTGGTCATCGGTTCGGTCTCCAGTTAGGTTGTCGGTTCCTCTACCCAGAAGGCCCGCGCAAAGGCGGGCCGTCCGGTTATGTCTGCCAGGGGCTACAGCGTCCAGGGCGACTCCTTTGCCGGGTACCGCTCGCAGTCGCGCACCGGGTGAAAGCCAGAACCATGATGTGCCTCGGTTGCCGACTGAACATAGACT